GTATCGCCAGAAAAAATGGTCAGACGTTTCAAGATCGACGATGAGCAATTCTTCATGCTTACGTACCCTACCACCCCTGACGACTTCCCTATTGACGACCTTGTCGGAATCCTTGACGGACTTGGATGCAACTATCGGATTGGTCGAGAGTTACATGAAGATGGAAAACCTCATTTTCATGCTATGGTGGTATTCGACAACCCTTACTCCGACCGAGACGGCCGGACTACTTTCCGTGTTGGAGGACGGGCTCCGAACATCCGAATGCGTCGGACAAAGCCTGAGCGAGGCTGGGATTACGTCGGCAAGCATGCTGGCTCGAAGGATGGCCATTATATCGTCGCTGAGAAGGGGGATCGGCCGGGCGGAGATGGAGATAGCAATGACCGATCCACCAATGACGTTTGGCACGAGATTATTCTTGCGCGGACTCGTGAGGAGTTTTTCGACCTCGCTTCGCGGTTGGCTCCTCGACAGCTGGCATGCAGCTTCACTCAGCTGACTAGCTATGCCGATTGGAAGTATAGGGTGGTGGAAACTCCCTACGCTAGCCCTGAAGGTGAATTTGAAGTACCGATTGAGTTGCAGCAGTGGGTTAACGCCAATCTCAGGAGAGAGCATCACGGAAGGTACGTGCTTCCCCAAGGACCGCTCCGCTCTGGTGCAGGAAGGTAGGCCGTACACATGATTTGGGCGGAGCGTTAGGCGACGGCGTCGTACGAGCGCCGCGCTGTGGCTAGTGTGATGTTGTTTGGTCACGTGACTAATGCACTAATAGGCCGAATGGATTGGTGTTGTTTGGTGCGACTCGGCTTGGAAAGACAGTGTGGGCTAGATCACTCGGCCAACACTACTACTGCGCTGGTCTGTGGGACCTGTCTAGGTTCGATGAGTCCGTCGAGTACGCTATCTTCGACGACATGGTCGGTGGACTGAGGGCTGGTTATTTCAACTATAAGGATTGGTTGGGTGGACAATTTGAGTTTACTGTGCAGGACAAGTACAAGCACAAGAAACAGATTAAGTGGGGCAAGCCTGCGATCTACATCTGCAACCAGGATCCTCGAACCGACATCACACCAATGGGGAAGAATGCAATTGAATGGGATTGGATGGAAGAGAATTGTGTTTTCTACGAGTGCACGGAAACTATTTTTCGTGCCAGTACATAGTGGAGGTAAACCTTATCTTTAGCAGATCCGTAGTGGCTCCGCTGCTGCCTTGAGAGAACAAATCAAAGATGTGGTAATCTCCCATACCCCGCTTGTCGAGAACAGACCATGTTCTGGTTTCCTCCGTTGCGCCTGATTCGTCGTCGTCGTAATAGAGGTTCTTGTTCATTGGGTGCCACAACTTAGTCTCCTTGAGTACGCCTCGTTCATTGCCTGACCGGTAGACCCATGTCTTGTCGAACTTTAAATCCACGCGGTTCGTATCGATGGGGGCTGTGATGAAATCATCCCAATCAACGCCTTGGACGCCCTTGAACATTACACTTAACCAGCCACCATAAGTGTTGCTCAGTGTGTCGGTCATTACGTTGGATGCGAGGCGCTGCCATCCGTTCGAGGTCTCAATAGCTCCGCGGGCAGCATAGAGACGGTCGGTGCCATTGGTGTCACGACTATCTAGGGCGTAAAAGAGGGGGTGTTTGACTGTTATACAGATGCGGCGGTGGAACCAGGGATTGCCAGTGCTAGTCTCAACTCGGACATTTTCGGCGAAGCCTTTCATGTAGCACACGCTAGCTGTGCGTGAGGGTGTGCTGATGATCGAATTGGGGTTGGTGACGGTGTCGTCTAGATCCATCGAAGTGGGGCGGAAGTGGATTAGGCCGCGGAGGTCGCCCGATGGGGAGCCGGCAATGGTGAGGGGAGCTTGCGACACAGTAGCCAAGGCACCAGTAGCAGTGCTATTAGCAAACGTGAGCATTCCATTACGTTTCTTTCGGCTTGTTTTGTTGAGGATGGTCTTCATGCTGGCTTTGCGATAGGTCTTCTTCTTGTAGCGTCGCGTTTTCGCGGTGTAGCGCGAGCGCCGACCGGAACGCTTTGTTGTTTTTTTTGCCCGTGACGAACCATACCGACGTCGGGAGTACGCCATTGTCGGCGATAACGGGTTTAGGCGGAGATAAGGCGGAGTTTGCGGGGGTATCGGACATGATTTGTTGTGTGTTGGGGTGCGGGGCAGGGGCTATAAGTAGGCGAGGGAGTGTCGAGTTTTTTTTTCTGGCTATAACATTA